TATCAGTATCAAGTTCAGAAATTGCTGAAGCAGCTAATTTTCCTGATGAATTAATAACTTCGGTAGTTCCAACTGTCAATCCATACTCTACTACAAATGTATTTGTTGTTGCCATATTTCTTTCCTAGTTTGAAATGTGTTAGTATACAGATATTTATAATAAGTGTGTCCTCTCGGGACCAGCTTATCTTAAATATCTACAAGTATTTTCTTAAATTTGAATACAGTAGAATTTGAAGAAGCAGGAGTTATTCTGATTCTCAAAGTATTAATGTTTATATCAACTCCGAATGATGCTAATTCGCCTGTATCTGTTGTTATTGTTCCGTATTGAGTAAAATAGGCACTTGTTCCGTCATGAACTACTGAGATTTCTGATTGTTGATAATCTCCACTAGTTGAATCTGATATTGAAACTTGATATTTACCACTTCTATATGTTCCTATTGCAAAACTATCCAATGTAGTTTCAGAAGTTGAAGTAGTTGTTACTGTTCCACCCTCTAAACCACCTGAGATAGTTGAGAAAGATAAAGTTCCTGAACCATTTGTGACTATTGCCTGTCCACTAGTTCCATCACTAGTTGGAAAGACTATAGAAGCACCTGTAATACTGTTTGTTGCAGTAATAGTTGTTGCTGTCAAATCACCTATTTGTAAATCTGCAAGTGCATAACCTGTTCCCGAAGTATTAACTGTCGTTGTAGGTTCTGCTTCTAATCCATCAAACAATTTCCATGTAGAATCACTTGCATCTCTGAAGAGTCCTGTATATTCTGAGGCACCACCATCTGATAATCCATCATCATAATTACCATAGAACCCAATGTCTAGTGTATCTGACGATGTATTACCACTTGCAAGTTCTAACATTGAATCAGCTACTGAAGTTGTGGAACTATTAACTGTCACGGTTGTTCCGTTTACAGTCAAATTACCTGTAATGGTTGCATTACCATCAACTTGTAAATTACTTGCTGATTCTAACCCTAAGTCTGCATAAAATTTAGATTTTGTTGCCATATAAAAGAATCTCTTGTGTTATACTATTTATAACATTTGTAGACCAAAAAAAGGGGAACTTAGTTCCCCTTTCGAATAATATAAAGAAGTCTTACGCTTCTACTAATACTCTATGAATATTAATAACCGTAGAACTGCTTGACGCTGGAGTTACCCTCAATCGTGCATATGAACCAGAAATATCTGCGTCAAATGATGCCAAACTGGCCGATTTGAGTGTGCCATACTGAGTCATTGTCACCGCACTTCCGTCATGGACTAATACTATCTCTGTAGAATGGAAATCAGAACCCTTTGACATTGCCACAATGTATCTCGCTGCTCTATAAGAAGCATGAGCAAAGGTATCTAAATTTACCTCTGTAGTTGCAGTTGTTGTCAAAGAACTTGAAGTTCTATGTTTAGTATCTAGTTCTTTTGAAGTAGTGATAACATCAGCGGCTGTATCATAAGAGAAGACTCTTATTAACTCAGCGATTTTAAATGCGTTTGTTTTAGCCATTTTCTACTCCTTAACTATGTCTAATTTGGAAAGTATCCACTGTTGTGTTAGTGTTGGCAGGTGTTATGAGAAGTCTCATATTACCTGAATCAACATCTGAACTCAAAGTGAACAATGAAGATGATGAATAAACATCACCGTATTGCACAAAATATGAATTTGTACCATTATTTATCAGTAGAACCTCAGCTGCGTGAGTTCCTGCTGATGCATGTGTGGCATTAATAACATACTTAACTGCCTTATTCGCAACTGCATTTGATGATAAGACTTGGTCTGCAGTAGTAGCTGTAAAGCTTCCTTGTGTAAAGAAACCTTGAACTAGATTACTAGCCGCTGTTATTGCAACAACCTGAACAACATCACCAGATAGAGCATTCTCAGCAAGTGTTATAACTGTTGAGCTAGTTGCAGTATAGTCTGCACCACCTCCAACTAATTTAACACCGTTTATGAATACTTGCTCTGAACCACTTGTATATGATAATGAGTTTGAACTATCATCATTACCTGTGATTGATGTTGTAGTGCCTGACATTGTAAATGTAAATATTACAATACCACTACTTGGTTGGTCTGACCAATCTAAAGTTCCTGAACCGTTAGTCTTTAAGACCTGATTCGAAGAACCATCTGAAGTTGGAAAAGTGAATGCATCGTTAACAGTAAGAGACGCTGGGTTAGACCCAACTTCTACAACTGAGGCAGAACCATCGTTCTTCTCAGTATAGAATCTACCGTGGTAAGTGTTGACTGCTAATTCACCTAGTGCTAAATCACTAGTAGCAGGAACACTATTCTGAGTAGAACTTCTTTTGAATTGTATTACTGTTGCCATCTGAATTCTCCGTTAGATTAAGCGTTATTAAAATGTACCACCATCGATACCTGTGATAGAAACTGCACCACTTGATACTGTAAAGTTTGCTGTAGCAAAACTTGCAATACCTTTATTGGTTGTAGTTGCATCTTCACCAGCTACTGTAGCAGTTCCACCAGAGTAAGATACATCCATACCCTCTCCAGCTTCTACGATTACAGAACCTAAGTTGGAAGCACTTGACACTTCAGCCGCAATTGTAATTGCGCCTGCACCGTTAGTGATGTCAATACCATCACCAGCAGTAAGTGTAGCTGCATCCATAATACCTGAAGCTGTATCACCTATTAATAACTGACCATCTGTTGGAGCTGAACCTGCATAAGAAGAAATACTTCCACTCATTGCTAAACCAGCAGCTGTTAAGTTGCCGAATTTACCTGCCATTGCAGTTCCAGAGAATACTGATGAACTATCTGTTGCACTTGTTAGAGCAACAAAAGAACCGTCAGTATCATCCATTCCGAAGAAACCAATCTTTGCACCACCAGAGTTGTATTTAAATTTAATACCTCTGTCTAGGTTGTCATCTGAAGAATCGTCACCAATTTCAAATACAGGGTCAGCAATATTTACTGTTGTTGAGTTTACTGTAGTTGTAGTTCCGTTAACTGCCAAGTTTCCTGTGACTGTTAAGTTACCAGATGTTGTTAAAGTTGCAGTTGTAATATCGTCTGATATTAAGTTTCCTGAAACGGTTAAGTTGTTTGCGACTGTTACATTGTTAGGAAGACCAACTGTTATAGTTTGTCCACTTGCAGAAGTTTCAATCTCATTTGCTGTACCAGCGATTGTTAAACTTTGTGTGTCTAAATCGACTGCACCTGTTCCTGAATCACCAGCGACATCTAAGTCTTCTAAAGTTACAGTTGCTTGGATTTTGTCCTGGATTGCAGCTGAAGTCATAAGTGAAACATCATCGTCTGAGAATGATTCGCCTGATGTTTGTACCATCGCACCTGCTAATGAACCAAATACAACTGCTGAAGCCGCAAGTTGGTCTGCACCAACGGCGTCATCTGCAATCATAGCCTGTTCAACGGCATCGTTTGCGATTGTTAAAACACCACCATCTGTCATAGTAGCATCGCCGGACATAACATTGTCTATCCATTTCGATGTTCCTGTGTCATATATTAACATTGCACCGTCAGCTGGAGTTGTGATATTAGTATCACTTGCACCTGCTACGGTAGAAGTTGTTGATAAGAACGAAAGTGTTCCTGAGCCGTCTGTTCCCAAAACTTGGTTTGCAGAACCGTCGGCAGCTGGAAGTGTAAAGGTAACTGATGAACCTATTGTATCAGCAGCTTTTAATCCAACGAAATTTGTTCCGTTGTCGCTGTCTTCTAATAGTTGTAAACTTGCACCTGCTGTTGAACCATTACCAACTTTAAAGTTGGCTGGTGTAGCAGCTGAACCACCTAAGATATCTGTATAATACTTACCACCAATCGCTTGGATTAATGGAGTTGAGTTATCAGAATCTACTGATTCGATGTATAGTTTAGCACCAGCACCTGAATTCGACCTATCCTGCACATAAGCTAATTCGCCTTCAGCTAAGTCTGAGACTGCTGGTGCGGATACTCCTGTGCTTCGTTTGATTTGAATTACTGTTGCCATTTTTCTCTCCTAAAGAAAATATATTTAATAAAATTTTGCAAAATTCTAGTTCACTATCCCTAGATTGAAATCATATATGCTATCCTCTCACTATGAGGTTCGTGCCTCACTGAATGGCACATTGATTGTATATGTATTTATACAACTCTAATCTCTGACCAGGTCCAAAGTGCAACAATGTAAACCACCACAAAGTTCTCTGGTATACTTTAAAGGAACAGGTATACAATTAAAGTTTTTACTCTCTAATATGTCTATAAGTTTTACTTGCCCCTCACTAATAAATAGTGTATTATCATTGAGAGAAAGAGTATTCATACCTATCCACTTACTTGCACCATATTTAAATCCAAGCATTTTAGCTTCATCTACTAAATCTTCTTCTTTAACCCATATTTTATTCCAATCATTCAATATAGATGGAAGTGTATCTTCGTTTAATCTATTTGAGTTTAATAAAACAGTATTAGAAGATATAGGAACTATAGTTGTATCTATATGAGATACATCTTCTTTTAGATTTATTGAATTGAAGTTTATATTTGAAAAAGTTTTTTCTAACCACATTTTTCCTTTATTATTTGCAGTCTCATTAATTGCAATTAGAACACTATCTCCTAGTTTACAAAGATTTGCACCATCAAATATGGGTTCGTCATTTTTCCATGTGGGTTTAGGACCTATTAAATAATTTAAATCACTTTCTAAGAATATTGGTCTTAAAGATTCTAACCAAAGATATTCTTCTTCATATCTCATAGAACCCTCAACAATAGTATCACCTAATACTACTGCACAATCTCTTACATTATAACAGAAACCACGAGGACGATGGACAATTACACCCTCTTTTTCTAATAGTGTTTGAAATGTTTGTAGACCCTCTTCTGCTTCATCATATAATGTATTGATAAATTTATTTGAGGAATGATATGATGAATAGTGATTGTGTTCTTTGAAACCTTGAAGTGTTCCTACAATGATTTCACGCAAAGGTGACCATTCATCCATAATATATTAAAACTTTTAAAATGTTCCGCCGTCAATAGTGGTGGTTGTTGTCCATTTATCTGTTGCTTGGTCATATGAAAGAAGTCCATCATCCGTTTCTGTTGCATTAACATCTGATAGTTCATTGATTGATTTTGTGGTTAAGTCTGCTTGACCACCTGAACCAACTTGAACTTGTTTTGCACGAATGTTTCCTGTGCCTCCAACTCTACCTGAGATACCTGCAACTCTTGAAACTGTTCCTTTAATGTTCGACATAATTAACTCCGACTTACTCCTGGTGTCACTACTGCCTGTCCTTCAACGACTCTTGTGGTGACTCCACCAGGACTTGTAATATTTAAATCGTAAACATATCGACCTGCTTCTAAAGCTTTTGTTTGTGTGTCATTTAAACTTAATGTGACTTGCCCATTTGATGCTGATATCGAAGTAGTAAATGCTACTGAAACACTAGAAGAACTATATGTTTTTCTTATTTGTGCAAGTGCAGAATATGAAGTTAAAACAAGGACATCTCCCGCTGCATCAGTCACATCTACTGTAATTGTGAAGTCGGTTCCTTGGTCAATATATAAGTTTGCGATAATAGCCATATAACTATTTATACGAAAAAAGAACTCTAAGTATTAGGTTCGGTTAATTGTGCTGTAGGTTGTGTTTGATGAATCTTTTTAGCCGTTCCAGAATCATTAACATATAACTCACTCGCCTTTCTTAAAGTTCCAGAATCATTTACCCAAACCTGCTTTACTTTTGCCAAAGGACCTATTGGTCTTGTGCTTGGAACTGAGAGTTGATATGTGAATGGACTTCTATTCTGATAAGTTGATGGTTGTCTATTAGAATATGTTCCAGGTTGCCTTGCATCTGCAATATAAGGTGTCTGATAGTCTGTTGGATTTCTGTATGTAAACGGACTTCTTGCCTGATATGTGAAAGGAGTTTGACCTTGTCTTTCATATGTAAATGGTTGTCTATTACTATATGTGAATGGTGTTTGACCTTGCCTTGCATATGTTGTTGGTTGTCTATGTGAATATGTAAAAGGTGTTTGATAGTCTGCCGGATGCCTGTATGTTGCTGGTTGTCTTGCCTGATAAGTTCCAGGTTGTCTTGCCTGATATGTAAATGGGTGTTGATATTCAGAAGGCTGTCTATTATCATATGTTCCAGGTTGTCTTGCCTGGTATGTAAATGGCACCTGATATGTAAAAGGATGCCTGTATGTAGACGGTTGTCTTGCCTGGTATGTAGATGGCACCTGATATATAACAGGTGATTGACCACTCGCAATATAAGGTTGTTGAACGATTACTGGTTGATTAACTGTAGGCATCTTTCATCTCCTTATACTGGTGCATGGTTATTACCGAATACTGACCTACAGAATATTTCACCAAAAGGTCCACCGCTACCAGCTCCATGTTGTGCTACAATGTAATGAGTATAGTATGATGTTTGACCAGTCTTATGTGCCTTTACTGTAAATACTACACCACTTGCTTGAACTCTTGCATCACTATTTCCAGGATTAGATGATGATACGGCTGACCACATAAACTCTTCATAACCACCACTTTGAACAGTAGAACCATTCCATAGGTTTACATATGTCCCAGCAGCTACACCTGAACCATAGTTTGGATTAGCTGGATTTTGTGAATCTGTTCCACCTTGGGTAATACTTTGTGATTGAACTGTATATTTAACTGATATACTCCAAGAACTATCAATAATGTTATTATTACTCAATTCAGTTAATGGTAGGTATATTCTATTGGGAGATTGACCTTTACCTGTTGAAGGAAATTGACTATTTCCAGAACTAAAACCATAGTAAACTTTACTTGAACTACTTTCATAACCCATAAAGAATTGGCAGAAACATTGTCCAAAAGAATAACTAAAAGTATTTTGTTGTTGTGTATTCCACATGTGACTTAATGCATTCGTGCCTACATAAGCAGAATTTGGACTAGTAGCTATGTGAGTTGACCCTGGACCCCAATTAATTGAAGCTGGTTGACCTACACTTGTATAATTAAATCCTACTGAAAATGGTGCCATAGGAGCAGATACATCAGTTGTGGTTTCTAATTGTGAAGTTGCTTGAGCATTTCCTCCACCCCAAACATCATATGTCACAGGAGTTTGAGAAGACGCAGGTGTGTTTGCATTGTATGTAAATGGATTTCTATAGTAAGCAGATGTTTGTGCATTTGCAGGATATGGTGCTTGTGCATTACTTGGTTGTTGAGCATTTACAGGTTGTCTTGCATTAGCAGGATATGGTGTCTGTGAATTTGCAATATAAGGTGTTTGTGCATTACTAGGTTGTCTTGCATTAGCAGGATATGGTGTCTGCGAATTTGCAATGTAAGGTATTTGATAACTAGATGGACTCTGATATTTTGCAGGTTGCCTAGCATTTGCAATATAAGGATTCTGAGCAGATGCAATATATGGATAGGGTTGTTGTGCGCTAGCTATATAAGGTTGTCTTGCATTAGCTATATACGGATAAGGCTGTTGTGCATTAGCTATATATGGTTGTTGAGCACTAGTTGGATTCTGATACTTTGCAGGTTGTCTATTTGAATATGTAAAGGGTGTTTGTGAATTAGCTATATAGGGAGTCTGAGCATTAGCTATATACGGCTGTTGAGCACTTCTAGGCGACCTATCATTAAACGCTTGTTGAAAGGTCGAACCAGTATTTACATAAATTTTCTCTGACATAATTTAGACTACAAACCATAAATGACCTGATGATGTTGACCCAACTCCTGAAGGAGCTGTGCTTACTATTGTTTTGTCCATCACCACATTGTCACCATCAATTTTGACTCCTTCTGAAGTGTTAACACTAATATTTATATCACCATCCAAAGGGTTTGAGGTGTTAGTAGCATATGTTTTGGCTAAACCTGCTTCGGCATTAATTATTGCATTGACCCTATCATCTGTAAAATAGAAACTATTTGAACCCTCTGATACTGAGTCTGTTGTATTTGTTGGATTAACAGGTTCCCAATAATTGTTTGAGGCATCCCATGCTAAGACTTGCCCAGCAGCTGGTGATGATGTATAATTAATATCTGATAATCCTGAAGCTGAATGATTTGAAACACTAGAAACAGTACCAGTCAAAGCACCTGTTGAATTTTCTAAGATTTTAGTTCCGTCATCTTTCATGACATCACCTTTTACATCACCAGTTATGGTACCATTTATTGTTGTTGCAGTAATAGTTGTTGCATGTAAACTTTGAAATTTCTTTGAAGCAGAACCTAATGTTCTAGTATTATCTGTATTGGGTATTATATTTGTATCTACAACACCATTGATTGATACTGTATCACTTGCATCACTTCCTAAGTCTACATTTCCTGTAAAACTTGCAGTTGTTCCTGTTATACCACCTGATGCCAAAGTGCCTACTGTTGCAGTTCCAGTGACTCCTAAATCACCACCGATACTTGCATCATCACCTACTGTTAAATCATCTGTAGTCGTTAATTGTTCTGCTTGAACTGTGCCTGAGAATGTTCCGTTTACTGCACCTGATAATGAACCACTTGTTAAAGATGCAGTTCCATCTGTTACTGTTGGTGCAGTTAATGTTTTACCTGTTGCAAGTGTTATGTCATCTTCTGCATAAGTTTTACCTGCAAGTTGTAAAGTAAATCCACCTTGTAGAGTTGTTGTAGGAGAAGAATTATCTCCTTGAAGTATAACACCATTTGAGTTAGTATTATAGATTGTGTTCTGTAATGTTTCTGTAAAGAATGAAAGTATTGCAGTTGATGTAGCAGTTCCTTCAAAAGAACCTGTGTATGCATAGATTTGTATTAAATCATTAGCGCTTGCCGCCGATATCAATTGTATGTTATAATAGAAAGCACCTGCAAGTCCACCAACCTGCCAATCACTTTGTTCTTCTAATAATGCTCCGTTCTTAAATACTTGAACTCTGTTTCCTTTATATTTAAGAGTATTTCCATTTGCATCTGCACCTGTGAATGTTTGTTGTCCTGCAGTTGCAACATATCTATATTTTCCAAAATAGAATGCTTTATCTTCTACTGCGTTAACGGCATCAACAAGATTTTCTCCTAATGCAGGTCTTAATCCTGAAACCTCACCCACATCTACGGCAAGTTCATTATACTTTTCTCTGAATTCGTTTATTGTGCTGTAATTATCTACGGTTTTAGCCATTTAACTTTCCTAATATATCGTTAAGTAGGTTTTTGATTTCACCAACTTCACTCTTTAAACTATTTATCTCTTTCGCTTGGTTTTGAAAACGCAATTTTCTTTGTTTTGCAAGTTTCCATTGTTCAATATCTGTATTTACAATTGCAGAAGATTCTTCATCTCTTGCGAGATTAGAATGTCCTTCAACTGATGCATACTCTTTCATAATATTAAGTTGCTAATGCAATACATCTCAATGCCGCTACTAACGGAATCTCACATGTATTTGTTCCTTGTCCTACTACTTTAATTGAGAATGCTGAGAACTCTGGCAGTCCTTCTGCTGTGTAATCATATTCTTTAAAGTTTCTTGCATCTGATTCTAATGTTGAATCTGGAGAACCATTCGTATTGAAGAACTCCCAACCTAAATCATCCCATGGTTGTGATTCATCATTCTTCAGAATCTTATACATAAATTTGATATCTGTTGTTGCAGGTTTAAATAAATCTGCTGTAACTCTTAATGCAGTTGCAGGTGTTTTTAGATTTACTTTTCTTGTGCAATATACCATTGCATTGTTATCACCCTCAGGTTCTTCAGATGAAACATAAACTGTTCCTTCTGGCAATGAATTTGTTACACCATCAACTTTCTTACTTGTTGCACTATCAATATTGTTTAATCTGTTCATAATACCAATAGCACCTAAAGTTCCAACATCAATTACAGGTGATAAGTTACTATTGAATGATTGTAATTGTAACTGACATGTAAATGATTTAGAACCACCATTGTAAGCAGCCTCATTGACTGCAGAAGCAACAACATGAGGACTATCAAAGTGAACATTATCATTTAATGTAACAAACTCTGTTACAGTTTTCTTAACATGATTTGTTCCATTTGCAAATCCTTCTGGTGATTGCATTGGTGCCATGTAAACACTTGAATATATCCTTGTGTTCTTAAATTGTAAACTTGGTATCATTGTATGTAATGTATCGAAGTAATAGTTTCTTGATGATGTTACATTTGAACCACCACTTAGAGTATTAACAGGTGCTGTATAAGCAGATTTAAAGTCATATGATGATACATCTGGTGTTATACAGAATGAATCGATACCAATCTCTTTGATTGCAGTAAATGTTCCGTTAAGTGAAGCAGTTGGAATACCACCGAGTGTTTCACCTACTGCATCAACTACAACTGTAACTACTGCATCACCACCTGGGTCTGGAGTGAAAGTAAGAACATCACCTACTGTATAACCTTGACCTGGGTCTTTTATCTTTACACTTGTCATTGTTGAAGCATTTGAGAATACAAACTCCATTCTCGCTCCTGTTCCTGAACCACCTGTGCCTGTATTATCGTAGGTATTCCCACCTGGGTCACTAACAGTTCCAGATGCATGGGTTTCAGTTCCAATATTTAATACTGAATTTAGTTTATCACCTGTGATACCTGCAAGAACTACACTTGAATTCGTTGTATACATTCCGTGTGAGTAACTATAAACTTTAACAAAGTTTTTACCTGATAGTGATTCTATTGGGTTGTTCTGTAATTTGTGAACAGGTAAAGATGTGTTGTTGAATCTTAAATCAGGTGCCTTTGTTGTGTCGAATGAACATATCTTCATGTTGAACTTCATGTCATCTGTTTGTTCTGCAGTCCATGTTGATGCATTCTGAGATAAGAATAAAGAACCTGCATAAGGTTGTCCTGATATTGTTTCACCTGAAATGATATCTGACTCACCCATTCTTGAAATGAATACTTCGTAATCATTTGAGTTAGATAGAAGAACAAAACACATTTCTGCACCCTCTTCAATAAAGACTGGTGATTCGAATGTGAATGTTGTTGCAACTGAACCATCTACAGAAGTAGTAACATCTCCTGGATTCTTAGTTACAACTGAGAAAGGTAAAACTGTTTGACCTGGATACCCATTTACCATGTTTCTGATTTCTACTGATACAGGTAAGTTATCTGACTTAGTTGCAAAGAAGACATCAATCGATGATAAGAACATACCACCTTGTGGTTCACAAATAAATGATTGTGCTAATGGGTCTTTCCAACCACCTCTTCCACCACCATCTAATCTGGAAATGAATCTTCTATCAGCACTAAAATTTGGGAATTGTTCTAACTGTGGAGGAGTTATAGGTGGAACAATAGGCGGTGCTGGTTCTTGTATAGGTGGAATTATAGGTGAACTAGGTGGAATAACTACTACATCATTGTTTGGTATTTCTGGTGCATCTGCATCCCATTCAGTAGCATTTATGTTTTCACCTCTTCTTGTAAATTGTCTTTGACCTCTTACTCTTTCTGTAATCACTCGACCATTTCTTGTAGAAACGATTTCTGTTTGTGATGCCTGTAATAGTCCTTGTGCTTGATATATAACACTTGCACTTGACGCTGGGTTTGATAGATTGAATTTAGATGATGTAATTATCATCTCTCTCATACCACTCGGGAATCTTTGTGTATTACTATTAGGTAATTCGAAGTATGCACGACATCTTCCGTTTCCGTCTGTTTTTAAATTTGAAGATACTGTTGTTCCACCATCTACTGAATATGCTGAAGAATAAGGTCTTACAAATTTGTTTACATCAATATTATCGAAGTAGAAGAAATGATTTGTTCCTGGTTTTAAGTTAGTTGCATCAATTTCAATTGTTCTTGCACGCATGAAAGGTATCATTGATATTGATACGACTCTATCATTTCTTGTTTCAACAAAGTCTTCAACAACTGAAGTTGTAACACCAGTTCTTGTTTGTGTTTCTGGTGTTTCTGTAATCTCTCTTGTTACTTGTAAACCTGCAACCCATTCACCACCTTGTGCTGGGTCTCCTGACCAAGAACCATTTGAAGTTGCTTGAACTTCTGAACTTACAGAACTAGGTTCTCCAACCCATGTTGTTTGCCATGAGTTCCAAACTGTTCCTACTGCATTGTCATTTCCTGCTACAACGGCATCAAAGTTTCCTTCTCTGTTAACTCTGACTTCTGGTAATCTTTCAGTATCTTGCCATATATCGGTACCAGGTGTTAGTTTAAGTTGACCATCAAAAGCAAAGACATGATATGGGTTAACATTCAATTGTCTTGATGCTTTATCTTGGTTTACATATGATAATTCTGAGAATGGTAATGTAATTAAATCACCAGTCTTTGTATAGTTACTAGACGCTGATGTATCTAATTCAATATCAAAGAATTGTTGATATGATTTAGGTCTCATAGCACCTAGTTTTGCATCGATAGATACATTGTAATCTGGATGTGATACATCACCAACTCTATGACCTCTAAAGTTATCTACTAAGAAACCTGATTTGAATCTATCAAAACCGTCTGCATCTAAAATCTGTTTTGTTTGTGTATCTTTTTCTAATAAAGATAATGCAGTAATTCTTTCTAAGTTTGTAACCCTATTGTTAATCTTACCGATATCTTTCATAGTATATCTTCTATGGTCAAGAGACCTTACTCTGACATCTTTTAGATTATTTGTATAAGGTGGTAATCTTAATTCAAACATCTCGATTGCATCATCGATTGCTTTAGGTCTAGTTGGTGTCAACGAAGGAATACCTGTTGATACCATAAACTGACCTGTTTTGTGCATGTATACTTTGTCGATTCTTCCTACATAGAAGTCAATTGCACCAGTCATATTTGAACCATTAACAGGTGTATCTACTGCTGATGCATTTCCAACTGTTATGTTTGTTCTTTGTGTTGCAAAAGAACGACCTGATTCGTAACCGAATGGTGCATATTTAGCACCGTTTGTTCCATCTGATAAATCTAATGGACTTGCAACATTGTGTTGAGATGCATTTGCAAAAGTTGATAGTGCAAATATTTGTCCAACACTTGGTCTAAAGTCAACACAATCTGATAGTTCGAATGTTCCGTCTGGTTCTAAACCACCTAAGTCAACTCTACTTGGAGAGTAAACAGGTATTTCTGAATAGTCAATGTTAGTATATGAATTTACATCATAGAAATCACCAGCGTTTGATGCTGTGAAGTAATCAAAGACAATTAGAATTGAATTTTGTGGTGATGGTTCACCAGTCTTTAATGTTAATTTTGCTAAGTCGTAGAAACCATCTCTTTGACCATCATCAAAGAAATATCTATCTTTAATATCAGGAGAACCTGTTGATACATTTGATAATGTTGCAGTTGCACTTGATGTCGCACCTGCAATAACTTCAGTATTTACAAATCTTTCTTCAGTTAGATAATAGAAATAGTTTGTTGCAGAATCACCATTCATTGTGATTAATACTGCCCTTGCATCTGAAGTTTGACCTATTATTGTTTCATGTTCTTGGAATGTTCCTGATGTAACTGTAAATGTTGCATTTGGTGATAAAGGAGTTCCGTCAACTCCTTCATAAACACCTCTGACTTTAAATGCATCTGCAACACCAAGAGATATATCTTTGTTTACATATTGTGTTCCGTAAAATGCTGAAGTTGAACCATCGTTACTTACTTTTAAACATCTATTTTTATGTAATGTTTTATCTCTGTTGACTGGTGTGTTAATGTCAACTGTATATGTAACTTTTAGAACTGCATTTTCATCGTGTGCATGAAAACCTGAAATTGTTAATGTGTTTGTACCAGATTGAGCTGTGTAATCTTCAACATTAAGTAAATCACCAACTGCTTTTGCAGAACCACCTGAACCAGCCTCAATAACTGCAATTGTTAAGTCATCTGTATTAGGATTATTTGAATCAAAAGATTCACTTGAAGATACACTAAGTTGAAATGCATTTGATGTAACTGTTACTACTTGTTGTCTTCTTACTTTAACTTGGTCTGGTGTATGTGATTTAACCCAATCTCTTGGCCAACTGAATAATGATGCAGTCTGGTCTTGGTCAATAATTTTAACTCTTCGTCTTGTAACATTTCCTTGGAAACCTGCAGTTGAGTTTCCTGTCAATGTTGCAGTTATATTATCTGTAACTGATGCAACAATTAATTCTTGTCCTGAACCTGCAGGATTATAGATAACATCTCCTTCTTTAAGTTCTCTAGTAAATGAAGTTCCAAAACCTGTCAATGCAGTTGAACTTGCTGTGAACTGAACTGTTCCTGTTAAAACGAAATCTGAATTTGTTATTACATTTGCAGTAAATATTTCTCTGTTTGTTGCAGAAGGAATTTGTGAGATAGAACGAACTCTATCAATGTTATATGCTCTAACTGCTTGAATAGCACCACCTGATGTTGATGTTGAACTATAACCATCAGTTTCGATATCACTTGCTACTTGGAAACTACCAACAACATCATGTAACATAAGTTTATTACCTGAGACATCAATTAATCCAAGTATACCATATGCACCTGTTGTTTTATCTATAATCTTATCACCAAGTGTATACTGACCATTACTTACCGCAGATAGACTGAGTTGAGTAAACATCTTAATATCGAACATCGATAAATCCCATTGCGATGTTGCAGTATATACATTACTTGTATCTGTTCCTGAGTTTAGTGTTATATCTCTAACTCTTGCAAAACCAATATGATTTTCACTATTCTCTGCTCCGTCTCCTGCAACTACTGAAGGAAATAACTTACATGCATTGAATGGGTCTTGTGAATCTGTTCCTGCTTCGTTACCAAATTCTGGTAATGAATGTGCTTTTGTTACTCGTAGAACATTTCCTAATCTAATTGGTGTATTTGTTGATGCCAATGTGGCAGTAGACCTTGCTTTGTCTAAAGGAACTATTGAAGTTCCAATCTTTTCTACTTCAAAACCTTTTACATATGCTTTACCTGGTGATACTTGCATGACAAATTTGTCATCTCTACCACCATTTAATGCAGTATAGAAACCTCTGTTAGTAGTATCGTCTAAATGTTCTCTTAAACTATGTGTAAATTGTCTTACAACAAAATCACCATTTGCATCGAAAGTTCTTCTTGCAAGTGTGCTTTCTATTTCATTGTAGATTGGTCTATTGACATGTAGTTCAATAATACCTTGATTGACTCTTGTTAATTCAATGAAGTTTGTATCATCTGAAGTAACTAATGATTGTTTTGTTAGAGTTAATGTAATTTTAAATCTGTCTGCACCCGCAGCGTTTTCGTTTGATGTTCCTGTTGCATTATCTAATAATGATTGTCCTAGTGTAGGGTCTCCAGAATCAATGAATGATTCTACAATAGAAAGACCGACTTTATAACTTGGTTTACCTGAATATTTTTCAAGTATTAATTCTTGTTTAGGGACTTTAACAAAGAAACCTCTACTAAAAACAACACCCTCTGAGATGTTTGCTATTGAAGAACGACCATTTGGTGTCTCAGTTTCGACTTCAACTTGAAAGTCATTGTTGTTTGATGCGACATCTGATACATTACCAGATGGATCTAAAGTTACTATTTGTAACTCTTCGTTTGCCGTGAAAGCAAAGTCGTTTGTTGTATTTGTTCCTTGTTGTAGATAGTAAACAAATAGTGTTAGTTTATCATCTGTTGTTTCAGCAGAAGATGTTATAATCTTTGCAATTACACCTGATGTTTTACCTTGAATATGTAAACCGTGTGAAGCAGTTCTGTATGTTTCAACATTTGCATCACCACTTGAATTAGGGTTTGCAGATTTAACTTTGACATAGTATAAATCCATGTCAACATCACATTGAGCACCAGATACGATAGAACCCTCTTTAAAGAAGTGGTCACCAAATCTTTCTATCTGATTTTGTAAGATAGATTGAGATTGAGTTAATTCTCTAGCTTGAAGAGGACGACCAGCTCTGAAAAGAACTTTGTTAAAGTTATTGTCTTCATTGTAGTCATCGTAATAGGGTGATATATTTAAATCAGTTTTCTCTGCCATTGTTTGTCCTAAATTTTATATATGGGAGTTCTTTAACTCCCATGAATTACATTTCGATAATCAGTTTGATATCTTCAATCTGGTCACTTGCACGAGTCACCGCACCTCTGTTCTCAATATACATCATTCTACCTGTATGGTGTTGAACTTCAGGATTTATAACAGAAGAAGCGTTTATGGTTCCGATTGAACCAGTTCCTATTTTGAAAACTGTATTTCCTGCTACGAAGTCTACATAACCACCCTCACTATTTGCAATTGGTAAATATGATATTACATTTCCTGTTATAGAAACGATTCTAGCCACGGCCACACCAGCACCATCAGAACCCGCACTATGCACTATGTCATCTACACTAAGCGAACCAATTGAAGATAGAGTTGCCTTCTTATAAGCAGTCATACTTGTTGCAGTTGACCTGTTTGTAGTTCCGAATGTAAATGGGTCTTGACATAGACCGATTCTTCTGAAATCGTTATCTGTTGGGAAATCTCCACCACCCTCTGAGAATTCTAATCTTGAATTAACGATGATGTAGTTTCCACCTAATTCTTCTACAGGGTCAGCACCATGTCCGAACTGAGGTGAGATTACTGGAGTTGCAACTCCACCTGAACCACCACCGATACTTGGTATGTTTGCAACATCAATAGATGCTTGTTTATATCCTGAACCTCTTGTAGTAACATCGATTTCTCTTAAACCACCTGAAACTACTTTAACGGTGCATTTTCCTAATGAACCATCTCCGTCTATATCAACACTCGTGTAAGTTCCATCTGTATATCCAGAACCTGGGTTGTCTACTTTAATATGAAGAATTGAACCGTCAACGGCATTGGTTTCAACTTGATACTGTTGAGAACCATCGTTGTCTGCTGAGGAGTTCAGACCACCGTTTGTATGAGTTCCATAAATTCCGTTTAAAGCACCTAGTGTTTTAACAGGTATAAAGTCGTTAGTTACGAATTTGATTGTATCTGAAGCAGATATAGTATACATATACTTCCAAAGATAAGGCATTCCGTCTGTTCCACCCTCATCAGCTGCTGTTCCTTCAAATAGAGTTGATACATCTGTTCCTGTTGGTTTGTTTGCTGAACCTACAACTGCACCTGAACTATCTCTTCCTGTTCTGATACATTTATAAACATGATACTCATCAGTCAACACATAGAATCTTCCTTCATACAAACTATCTTTATTTGTTGCAGGTGTTTTATTTGTTGCACTGTAATCATGTGAATACTCATCGTAAGTTGTTCCTGATGTCCAGTTATATCTGTTTATACCATGAGATACATCTGCTGGTAATACTTTTTTAAGTGCCAACATGTCTTCCCATGCCTGAATTTCTTCTCCAACACCATTTGCTGGTGCAGGTGGACTATTATCGTCTGCCCATGAATATGGACGACCTATGAATACATAGGTTGAAGAAAGGTCTTCACTAAAGTCCTCTTTAAATTGTCTCGCATTGTGAACACGAAACTTCTCTGTTATTATTGCTGCCATTTTCTTAATCTCCTCAGATTATAATTTTCTTTAATACTATTTATGTCGTGGCCGACTTAACATATGCATTAAATGTTAAATTTGTTCTTAAATTTTTATGATTGTCATATTCAGATACATAAAACTTAGGATAGTAATGTTCTATATCTGATATTCTCAATCCCTCTTTGATAGATTCTTCCATCAATACACTTCCTGAATTATCTTCCATTAAGATTTCATCTCCATGTGTTCCTGAATTGAATGCAGAACCATCATCTTGTTTCATATGATAAGATATTCGATAAGTGTTCTGTTCACTAATTGTATTTATAGTGCTAAATCGAGACCCTAAAGGAACGAAACTGACTATACTATTTTCTGAATTCTCTTCATCAATTAGTATGTCTCCATCTTCCATAGAGATTCTTTCGTTTTTTTCTGTTCTAAGATATTTTCCTGCCAATTCTATAGACCTTTCAGTCGTAAAGTAATGAACAGGTTCATCTGTAGTTGCACTTTCAAGTCTGAATATACTTCCGTCTTCCATTGTGAAGACATCACCGTAATCACCCTTTACTCTTGCATGTTCATGAGGTTCCATCATCACTTTACACAATTCTTCTTCTAATTCAATACGACCACCATCTTCAAGTATTAGTTGTTCATCAACTAAAGAACCAAGTTGTAAAATTTTACCTTGGTCTGCAGGTCTTCTTTCTGGACTTCTTATTAAGTAATCGTGGTCTGCAGAATCTAAAGATAATGCTGTTGGTATGCCATCGTTTGAACCCTTTGCATAAAGAGTTGTTTTTGGTGCAAAAGAGTTTATAATATTAAGGTTGATGTGTCTTGCCCTATGTGAAGTGTCATAAAATTCTGACCTTGCACCTAAACTTTGTCCTGCAGGATTTTTTGTATCTACTACATTTAATACACCTGATGTATCTACATTTACTCCTGGAATACCTGCTTCTAATAATTGCATCATTACACCAGAAGCTGTGACTTCACTATCTGTAGTCCAAAGATTTACAACTCTTGTAGAATTTGCAAACGCATTTGGAACTGCAACACCAACATCTAAGTTCATTATAAGTGTTGGTCTAAATCTGAATTGTTCGTCTGCAACTGTATTGATTGATGAGTTAATTGCAACTTCACCAAAGAAGATATGACCAGATGGATGAATTAAATCTTTTAATACACTTCTCCAACTGTTAATTGATTCACCAACTTTAACAATATACGAATGTGTTTGATAATAATAACCATCTTGTATATTAGCCGCAGTTGCATCTAAGGTTCCTTTATCTCCTAATAATCCTTCATTTACATTTCCTTCTCCAGCAAATCTACCTCTTCCTGATATTGGGTCTGATTTAAAGACTGTAAACTTATCACTAACATTAAATGTTATTGTTTCTCCTTCTAAGAACTCACCAGATAAATCTTTATATGTTACAATCTGCCTACCTGCATTATAACTAACAACCTTTGCAGTTGAACCTGATGTAGCACCTGTTATTACATTGTCTCTCGCTGGTGTTGCACTAGGTGTAGAAATTAACATGGGGTATTCTGAAGACGATGAAACAACACCATCTGAATCAAAATTATAACCTTGTGTTATTATGTTAATTGAATGAGCACCACCAATTTCATCTGAGTATGCAAGAAGTTTTGCACCTGTTCCTGTTGAAACAGTAGATTTTCTATTTAATGTTGCAGTTGATGAAAGTGAACCTGTAATCTGTTCGTTAGATTGAAATACTCCTGTGTCTGTATGACTTCTTTTTACTACTATTCTATTGTGTTCAGGTTCTATTCTTAGAATAGTTGCAGTTGCATTTGATACTGAACCTGTGACTGTTTCACCTACTAGGAAACCACTTACAGAATCAAAGTATAAATAACCACCAGGACTTATTACTGGTATAGAACTATATCCTACACCACCATTTAAAATTTCAACTCTTCTAATTCTTCCGTCATCTGATACAATAGTTCCACTATCATCATATGCATCTAGTGTTATTGGTTTTCCTGTTTCGTGTAATAATCTATTTGATTCGGTAACAATTTCAATTTTTGTTCCTGCAGACTGACCAGCCGCAAATGTGACTCTATCATTTTTTACTGTAAGTAGTGAACCATCACCTGGGTCTGTTTGTATTAAACCGTCTTTAAATATTTTAACAGTATGGTCATTAAAGAATACATATCTTCCGTTTACATCTTTTACACCTGGACCACCAAATACGGTTTGATTGGCTGTTGCAATAAATTCAAATTGACCCCAAAGTGTGGCATTCTCTAATATGATTTCATCACCAGTCGCTGCAATTATAGCTTCTGCAGTATTACCACCTGTGTTAGTTTCATCAAAGACAACCATTTCACCAGCTTCGTAATTAATACCACCAGTCTCAACAATAATTTCTTTAACAGGTCCAGATGATAGTTCATCAATTTTTGCAGATGAGTCTACAACTCCTGCATCATCTTTAGAACCTGTAAATATGATATTGTCATTCATTGAATATAGAGAACCTATTGTAGATTTCTCCATAAGAATACCAGAACCATCTTCTGCTAAGAGAATACCATGGCCATCGGTATCATTGAATTGACTCACATAAGTAGAAGAACCACTCGTAGTATTGATTGCTGTATTTACACCTAAAATTGTTCCTATGTAACTTGTAATACCATCTCTATCTAAAACTGTAACTTGTGTATTCTCTACAAAAGTTCCATAGTGATTTCTGGATATACTACATGAGTAAGTGTTCGTTGCAAGTGTGTTTATTCTTTCTATATTTGCTTCTGCAAGTATAGTCTTGCCATCTGAATCATAGTAAGTTAGTTTATCTGTTTCTGCAGGTACCTTTTCATCAGGCATCAATATAACTAATCTTCTCTCTTCATTGTAATTTGATTCAGATACATAAATTGTTTCGTTGTCAGGATATCTAATTTCTGCATCCTGAGCATATAAGAGTCTCATTAAGAATTTAATTGACTCTTCACTTCCTTTTCTCTGATATAAATCAGAAATGTTTTTGATTGTTAATCTTTTGTTTTTAAGTTTTGATAAATCAATCGATGGTAAGAAGTCTTTCTGGAAGTATTGTAGAAATTCTTCAGTTGTATGGTCGATATCAGAATAGTCTAATAATCGATTGTTGGCAAGTATAGAGTTTTCTCTATAGTTTAAAACTTCTGCAGTTTGTAAACTGTTTCTTCCTTCAATGATTTCACCTGATGAGAAACCATTACCTTGAATTGTTGAAACATATAATGTGTTACCATTGATAACATCTATTCTTGCAATAGAACCATTTGATTGACCATAAACATATTCTCCAACTGTAAGAGGTTCTGCACTTACATTTGGGTTTGTCGCTGTTGACTCGTTTATGATTTTAGATGAGTTCTCATCTGGAGACGGTGAGACGGTCGCAGCTTCTACAAGTAGAGAACCTTGACCGTCTTCTAAAGCAATACCGTCTAAATCGCTTTGTGATTTAAGAGTTATAACCTCTCTCTCTAAGAATTCAAAATATGCAGATAAAAACGCCGCAAAAGCAGGTGCATCTTCTCTTACATGTTCTGGTAAGATTGTATGCAGTCTTTGGGTAATTTTATCTGATGATAATGATTCGTGAGACATTTATTTTACTCTTATGTTATTGTGCAACCATTGTTAGCAACAACAAACCACTTTGAACCATTCCACATGCATACACAGCCTTCGCCTACTGCATCAAGTGTAATTTGTTCTGTAGTATCTGTTGAACCACCCCATGAACTAACAGTTATAGCAGCTGAACCGCCTGAACCTATAGCTGACATGATGAAGACCAATAACTGACCAGTTTGTGTTCCAACTCCAAGGTCATAAACAACTTTCGATGTTTGTGACATGTTGAAGATATTGCAAAACTGATTCTGTAATGTTGAACTAGTTGCCGTATGTGTGACAATATCATCAACTGCTAAATGAGTTGGGATATTTTCAAACAATTGACCAATAGTCATCTTCTTGTTTACAGGTGTTCCACCTGGGTTATCTACAATGTGTAGTAAGTCATCAGCTCCAATTGCTGAATCTGCTACTGCTGATAGTGCTGATATTTTTTTATCTGCCATTTTTTTCTCCTTTTATATAATCCAAATTAATGGGAAACTACTCGCGGGACTCGCGACCACTTTATTCATAATGAATACCTTAATATGTAGAACTAGATGTTGAACTAAATCCAACCCCAGCACTACTCTCACCACTTGCGATGGTGTCTATTTCACCTTTGACCGTGACATCAGCAGAAGAGATATCTACAAGAGAACCTCTAGTTGCAACTACATCGTAGCTGTCTGGTATGATTGTGAAATCAATCGTTGTATTGGTATTTACTGTTGAGGTAAACATCAACGCATTGATTGTTATTTTACCTGTAGTGTAGTCGACTGTTCCTGCAGTCGTATCACTATAGATTCTTGTTGAACCAGAGAGATAGTATCTTCTCAGATTACCATCTCCATCGTCATCAAAATATTGTGTGTTTACAGAATCTCCTGTAACCTTAAATCCAGTTGAAGATAATATACCACCTAAAGCTTTATTGTATTGTGCATTTGGGTGATAGAAAGCATTACCAAATTCGTTTGTATAACCAATCTTTTTATTTAAAGTAATGTTTGATGATTTCTTCAATCTTATGTTTGTTATATTAGAAAGTATTGATGTATCTGTTTCATCAATATTCTTTACTAAGTTTGAATGTCTGAATATACTATCAAAGTTTGATAAGTTATCTGCATCATATTGGTTGATTGTTGTGTTGACCAATTGTTCTAACTCTCCTTTTGATAGTGTTGTAAAATTGTTATTGTATTTGAAACAGGTTGAGATAAGAATCTTAATAATTTCTGGATTTATAATCTCTGGTCTGACTGTAACCATATTCAATGAATTTAGTTTTCTAATTACTTCTGCCTTTTCTACTTCAGTTAAATAGTCTGAGTTTTTAGGTTTGATTGCAAGAAACACTTTACCATATTGTGGTGGATTATTATCTTCCCCACCCCATACGGCAACTGCATCAGCATTTGGATAATATTCACTGACTTTTGCTTTATAGTCATTTAGTGTTACTAGTCTGTTCTGAGATGTAAAAAATTTATTTGCTTTAAACTTAATTGATTCAACTGATTCTTTCTCAGCACCACCTGTTGAATTGGTTGTCGTTGTTATAACTGAATCTGAATAACCATTTATTGAAGTGATTTGTTGAAAACTTTTTGCACCATCGGCGTGGTCTGTATCAACTACAATATATGTTGCAGTTATAATATCACCATCAAGTAATTCTTTTCCTAATACACCATCACCAAAATAGATTTCTAAATATCCTTCTTCGTTTTCTTGTGTATAATATACAGTTGATGTTGTTGTAATTGTAGAAATGTCTGTAGATAATGCATAAGTAGAAGATGTTCCACCTGAGTTAACTACAACTGAAAGTTTACTTCTGTCAACCCTCTCATTTGATAAAACAAATTTTGAATTCTTAATTTGTCTATCATAGACAAAAGAATCAGACATATATGTTCCTTGTGATATCTCAACACCTGTATAATTAAATGTTGAACTGTTTTGAGTTGGTTTATTTGTATCTGTAGTAACAAAATCATATGATACGCCATCAAAAACTGTTTGAAAAACATGACCTCTAGGTATAGTCATTTCTGAAAGTGTCGGATAAGTTCCATCGGCCTTTAAAACATTATTTAATGCAATATCTATGATAGCAGATGAACACTTTTCTGAAGCAGGTGTAAATCCTAAATCTTTTGCACGAGATACTACATTCTTTCTTATTTGTGCTGAGTCTAAAAACAATTCTGACGCAGCTATGTTAGTATTGACTGCACCTATGTGTGATGAATACGCAAGTAAGTCAATCAATGTCGCCATTGTTGACCCCTCAAAATTATAATCCTTTAATTTCTCTTGACCTTTAAGATATGCTTTTAGATTATCTGAAATAGAATCAAAATCTAATTCTGTAATGTTTATTTGTGAACTTTTTGTTGCCATTATCTTGCCCTTTTAAGTGTCATATTGACTTCTTGATTCGGCATACCATTTTTAATCGTATAATTAATTATGACATGCAAATCGTTGTTTCTCTTTATTACAAATTGAGGCATAACTGCTGTAACTCTAGGTTCAAAATCCTCAATTACTTGACTTATTTTTACTTGTGCTCTTTTTACTCGTCTTTCAGTATCAAGTGCAAATAACAAGTCTCTAAAACCTCCACCAAGTGATGGTTTGAATGGCCTTTCATAATAATTAGTCATTATGATATTTTTTACAGACTGTTTGATTGCATCTGCATCTTTTTTGATAGTTAAATCACCTGTAATTGGGTGTGCAGTAAAATTCATGTCTAAATCTGCATAAACTTCCTTCGCCGCTACATTCTTTGCTTGTGATTTTAAATCTGCCATATATCTATTTATACTCCTTATGCATCAGGTTCCGAAGTATCTTTCTTCTTATTAGCATTTGCTCCTGAGCCTGTATCTTGTGAAGTAGATTTGTGTTTATGTGTTGCAAGTGTTGGAGCATTTCCAGCAGAAGTTGATATATCTCCTGTTGCATGTATTGTTGAATCATTCGTCTGAGCACCAGTTACATGTAATGTTCCTGTAACTGTTGTGTTAGATATAATCTCTGTTGTATTATTACCTGTGATTGTTATCTTTCCTTCGGATAATACATCGGTTGTTCCTTTTAGGATATCTGCTTTTAGATTTCCTTCGGTAATCTCTGAAGTAACATTTCCCTTCAGAACTTTCATATCAACATTACCTGTATTGATTGTTATGTTTACATTACCATGACCAACTTGCAAGTCTGTATTACCAGCAATATAAACTTTGTCATCTTTAAGTATTGCAGTATAATTATTGTTTACTATTCTTGTGACTTCTGAACCATCTGCATGAATCTCGTGGAATGTTCCTGACCTGTGATGAAGATTTAGTCTTTCTGATTTTGGTGTGTCATCGATTTCTAAAACATGGCCGGCCTCGGTCTGTAAAACCTTATTGTAAGGATATACAGGTTTTGCTTGGACATCCACAAAATCTCCTAAAATCTTTTGTGTTTCTGGGTGAACTATATCACCTTTAATTGCATGGTCTAAAATACCACCTCTTGCAATACTTGACAAATCAGATTCTTCGGTGTATAATGGATAGTAAGGTAACATATCTTCAGTTACCTCTAACTCTTCGATAGTAGAACCTGTATTGTCGTAATTAATCTTTAATTCTTTTGGACTTTTTGGTGCATTCTCTATATCACTTGTTAAACCATGAGAACGATTGGGTGCTTGTTCAGGATTAGGTCCGTCTGGAGTATCTTTATAGTCTGCAACTTTTAATCTTCGTGGGTCATTAAAACCCTTTTCAATACTTCTATTTAATAATTCGTCTTTTGTTGTTTCTTTATAACCTTTCTGAGGAATACCCGCAGATACATGAGTTATAACAGGGTCTTGTTTACTTTCACCATCTCTGAAGAAACCGAATACTGTTGAGCCTTCGATTAGCCCATGTTGTGTTCCTATGCCGGATAATCCAGCAGAAGTTGTTGGTAATAAAACTTGTGCCCATGGAAGGTCAGGTGTTGCAATATATTGTTTATTTTCAGAATGAATTCCATGTATACGAACACGAACTCTTCCGACCATCAATGGGTCATTTCTATCTTCAACTATTCCATAAAATGTTATCATACTTCTCTCGGTGTTGCAGTATTATCTAATGGTGTTGCATTCTCTACTTTATCCATATAAGATTCTTTAACACATTCCATTGTCATCGTGCCTGTTAATTGTGTTGGGTCACCAACTAGTTTTAAATCTGTTACCAAATATCTGTCATCATTTAACTTATCTGAAGTATCACTTTCTGATGTTGGTTCCGCAGCTGGTAAAGATAATTGAATAATTTGACCAACATTCATATCTGTTCTAAAAGGAACTGTCACAACTATTCTATGTTGAGACAAAATTTCCATAAGTGCAATTCTTTCTAATGTTGCATTATCTCTATTCTCTTTTCCTCTGAAAAGTTCTTGTGCTGTCATATCTGCACTGTCATCATATGAATGTCTCATATCAGATGCCTCAATGAAAAACGCGTTAAAATGCTGGTTTGGAGGCAAGTCAACATCTAATTCACTATATTGTGGTGGTTCTCCTTCACCTACAGAGTTTTCTGCAGTAAATGTATACTCATATTCACCATTATGAATCATAGGATGACCTGAAAGGTGTTTACCTCTCTTCCATGTCTCTTCCATATCATAAAGTTCTTCTGATTCTAATTTACGCAAAGGGTCATAGACTTTCATATGAGATGCATAAGCACCAGATATCGTTCCTTTTAATGTATCAAACATTTGAGGTTTTCTATAACTAAGAATCTGACTGTTCAAACCTCCAGGAGCATTTAAGTCCATGTCTTCTGTTGGAGATGAGTTTCTAGGTTTCATACTGAATGCAACAGGGAATTCTTGTGCAAACATTTCATCAATCGATTTAAATCTAAACCCACCATTTAATGTTTGAAAGAAGAACATAGCATTTCTATAATTAGTCTGACCACCTATGTTTGCATTTTTAACACAATAATCTATAATACGATTTGTAGTCCAATTAGGAACTATGAATTGAAAGTTATCTGGTTTAGTTTCTTCCCAATGGTCAAATTCTTCCATAGGAATCTTTGCTTCATTTACTAAGATATTCTCTAACATGTCATCATAAGAACCTCTTAATGTTCTACTCAATCTTGTTCTTCTAAGATTGAATACTCTAGGTTCACATAAACTTAATAGATACGATTGAATTTTTTCTGATTGTCTTGATATTCTATCAGCCTTGAATACTCTGAATGTTTTATCAATACTGTATAATGCATCTGCAGTATCTCCCATTCCTTCTTTTTGTTTTAGTGATATACGAATAAACTCTTGGCCAGTAAAACGATAGTTCTTTAATAGATTAAGACCATCAACAATACCAACGACACCTGTTGCAAACTTCCGATGTATACTCTCAGACATTGAGAATTCACCAACTATACCTGAGATATCTAAAGTCTCACCAAATTGGTTTATTAATGCAAAGGATTCTACTAAGAATTCTCCTTGTTTTAGTGGGGATTCTGCCATTATGATGCCATTACTTTTTCAAATTCTGAAACAACTCTTCTTATATATTCAGGTCTAATAACCTTTATTTTTCTATTAGTCTCATTCTGTTCATAATCATGTGTGTAATATGTGACAGGTGTAAAACCTGTTGTTAAATTATTTCTTTTGTGTCCTTCTGAATTAACATAGTGGTCAATACCATCAGGTCCGTTTACAACTGATGATACAGTAAATGATTTACCACTTACTTTTCCTGTGACTACATCATTTGCATTCCAACTTCCACCTGCAACACCTATCCTATTGAATGTGGGTTGAACTGAGATGACATTTCCTTTTTGTGAAGATGATTCGATAATCTCACCTAATAACCACTTACTTGATGAAGATACTATGTCTGTTGAATCACTTGCAATTAACCAATATTCGGGATACATTTCATTGATGTATTTTTCAAATGTGACATTATCTTTATGCCATTGATAATAGTTATCCATATCATTGACTAAGAAGAATGTCCAATGCAATTCACTATCACCATATAATCTATCTGCAACTACATCAGGTCTTTCACCATCTTGTATCTCATAATATGTGTAACTAATTACACTATTAACGGCATCTTGTTCAATCATAGACTTTCTAAAGAAGTCTTTTATGGTAACAATTTTACCTGTTGATAAAGTGTATTGTATTTCTGGAAAGTTTTTGAATAATTGATTTGACATATTTTATACCTTATGGATTTTTCTTATCTTCTGAGTTCTCTTTGACTGCCTGTTCAGCAGCTTCTCCTGCTTCGATATTCGTTGTATCACCTGTTGCATTTTGGTCAATGATACTAGGCATAGATTTAAGTCCTGATTTTGCACCATTTGGATGAGCAGTAATTTCTTGATAAGCTTCTTGTGTAAGTATTTTGAGTTCTTGGAATTGTAAGTCCATTTTAACACTTGTTGGTTGTCCATCTTTGAAGAAAGTCATTGATGTTGAATCTCCTTCATATACAACTTTACAGTTTTGTAAAACCATTGGAAGATAACCATCAACTCTCGTTGCAATTGGTCCTTCTAATTCTGCAGTCCATGTATTTGGATAGTTGAAGAATCCTTCTGCATCTGACTGACCAGCACCTAACGCTGGGTATGTATCAGGTAACATTGCAGTTTTGAAATAGTAAACAATATCTCTAATCATATCTGCCTCTTCAGCAGATGTTGGTGACATTGTATATGAAAAAGATAGTGTTCTGAAGTCGATACCCTCTAATGACATTTCTTGCATAGGGTTAACTGCTTTACCTTGCATAATAAACATTGCATTACCAGTCATACTGTTTAATAACTTTTGACCAGCTTGTGATAGTCCTTGAATCATACCTTGAATAAATCCACCAGCACCACCTTGTTGAACTCCTCTTGCAAGTGAACCAACATCTTTAGCAGAATACTTAACAGCAGCGTCCGATTCTAATGTTAAAGGAATGTGTAATGCAATTTCTACTTGTGAGTCTGCCGTATTCATCAAAGATGCTCTATTTGAATCAGCACTCATACCAACACCAGTCGCCTGTTTCATTTTACCGTCTTCACTTCTTCTTTGACGATTGATTCTTTGTCTACTTCTAAATACGATATAGTTATCGTGTAGTTCATCTCTAGGATATTGCAATTCTATGTATGCTGAATCTGGAGATTTCTTTGCCTTGTTCTTTGCAGTATTGTTTGCATCTAAAGACTTCTGTAAAGATGCTTTTCTTTTATCTAAAGTCTGTTTTGCAATTTCAGCTTGTGCTTCTAACTCATTTGAGTTGATTACTGAGGTATAGTTAATACTTGAAAGTTTAGACTTGATTCCTTTTGCACTAGAAACTGCTGATTTTGCCTGGTTTACTTTACTTAAAATTTTGTTAATGTTGGGCATATAAATATCCTTAAACGAGTTATATACATCTATTTATGTCATACAGTGGTAAGTTTAAACCAAAGAACTATAAAAAATACAAAGGAGACCCAACAAAAATCTTCTATCGTTCGCTATGGGAGCGTAGATTCATGGTTTATTGCGATAATAACGAAAATGTCATCGAATGGGGAAGTGAGGAAGTTGTAATTCCTTATAAATCACCTTTAGACAAGAGAGTTCATCGTTATTTCCCCGATTTTTACATAAAATATGTAAATTCCTCTGGTCAAACAGTAAGAGAAGTGATTGAAGTCAAACCGAAGAAACAATTACTGCCTCCGAAGCCTCCTAAACGACAAACTAAGAGATATCTCAACGAAGTTGCTACATATGCCATAAATCAAGCAAAATTTAAAGCGGCCGAAGACTTTTGTAAAGAAAGAAAGCTAAAATTTCGAATTTTAACTGAAGACCACCTTACATAATACATAAATAGTATGTATGTTAGACTTACTTGAACAAATACAAAGTGAAACTCCACTTGAAACAGAAAGGAGAAGTCAAGAAAGTTTAGATTGGTTTAAATTAAGACTTAGAAAGATAAGACAACCAGTAAATAAGTTACTAACTGATGATGATTTTCCAGTAGTAGCGAGACCTGAGTTAGGTAAAATGTATATGTATCTCTATGATGCAAAATACAAACAAACAATGCCTTATTGGGATAGATTCCCACTCATAATTTGCTTTGATTTGTTATCTGACGGCTTTATGGGTATAAATCTACACTATATTGCACCTAGATATCGAACACCATTACTTTTAAGTCTATATGAAATTGCAATGGAGACTGATAACGATGAAGAGAGACGAGTTATGTTATCTTATCAGTTAATAAAATCAGTTTCAACACTTAGGTATGCAAAACCATGTGTAAAGAGATATCTATTCAGTCATATAGATTCTAGGATATCAGAAATACCTATGGATTATTGGGACATGATGGTGATGTTACCATCTCAACAGTTTAATGTAAATGCAAATACAGTATATGCAGAAAGTAGGGAGAAATTTTAGTGGATTTTTTTAATAATATATTTAAAAATAGTAAATCAAGTGTCGATAAGATAAAAGGAAACTTTGATGCTGGTGCTCTGAGTAATAGATTTGCAGTCAACATTTTTGGACCAGGAGGTAATTTTAGTGTTGAAGGAATTAGATGTGAAACTGCGTCTCTTCCAGGAAGAAGTTTAACAACAAAAGATTTTCATACAACAGGAACAACTACAAAGAAAGTAACACAAGTAAACAATACAAATGAAGTAGACTTTGCATTTCTTTGTGATTCAAGTTTCTTTGATAGATACATTATCGAAGCATGGCAATCTTCTATCTTTACAGAAGAAGACGGTAATAGTATTAAACCAATCTTTAAATATCCAAAAGATTATTACGGAACAATAGAAATAGAACAATTTAGAAGAGATGATTCAATGGCATTAAAGTATAAATTCTATGATGCATTTCCAATCTCTTACGAACCAATGCCTCTTACAATGGGAGATGCAGCGTTAATGAAATTTACATGCAAATTTGCATTTAAAACTTTTGATACCGAATATGGTAAAGCACCTAAACTTTCGGTACTAAATAAAGGGAGACGATATCTTGATTTAGCAAGAGAGAGTCTTACTGTCGCAAGTCGATTCAATGGTAAATCTAAAGACATGTTAGGTAAACTAAACGATTTAGATTCTGCTGGGTCAAGACTTAGTGGACTACTAGGATAACCTAGTATAAAATTATGGAGTAAATTATGGGATTACCAATCCAATCAGCACCGACTTATAAGACGATGCTACCAAGTGATGGTCGTGAAATAAAGTTCCGACCTTTTCTTGTAAAAGAACAAAAGGTATTGATGTTGGCAAAAGAAGGCGACGACCAAGAAGAGTCACTTGAAGCTGTCAAAAATATGATTAATACTGTTACCTTTGGAGAAGTAGATTCGAATGAACTTGCAATGGTCGACCTTGAATGGTTGTTCATTCAGATTCGTTCAAAATCTGTTGGTGAATCTGCAACTGTTAAAATGAAATGTCAAGAAAATGACTGCTCAGGAACAGGAGATGCACTTATTAACTTTGAAGAAGTAGAAGTAAATGGTGAAATACCTGATAATACTATAATGATTAGTGATGATGTTGGAGTAGTTTTGAGATTACTCAAAGTAGGAGATACAAAAGGTGTTGCTGAAATGCCTGAGAACGAAGTCATATTCTATCTATTAAATAAATCTGTAGATAGGATTTTTGATTCAGAAAGTGTCTACGAAAGGAACGATATTACCGATGAGGATGTAGATGAGTTTATTGAAAACTTAACTATGGACCAACTAGGTAAATTATCTAACTTCTTTGAGAATGCTCCTAAACTACAAAAGGAAGTAGAATTTAAATGTGAACTATGTGGAACTAAACAAAGTAGAGTTCTACAAGGGCTACAAAATTTTTTTTAATAGCCCTTTCACACGAGTCGGTGTTTAATTATTATAACACTAACTTTCAAATGATGCAACATCATAATTATTCATTAACAGAATTAGAAGATATGATGCCGTGGGAAAGGGAGATTTATACGAATCTTCTCTTGAACTACTTAGAACAAGAAAAGCAAAGACAGGATAATAAAAAATACAATTAACTTATATTATGTGTGCCGTGATTAACTATGAGGAGTAGAAAATGGCAGACGAAAAAGATTTAAGCAGAAATGAGGTGGAAATTGATTTAGATAAGTATATGGCTCTTATCGAAAAACTAGACGAATCAGAAGACAAAATCAAAGAGATGCAAGAAGAGGCTAGAAAGGCCAAGTTGCAACTCGACCCACCTAAAAGAAAGTTTATAGACTTGTTCTTAGATGACAACGACTTGAATGAAAAGGCAATCATAGGATTTATTTCATTCTTTTTAATGATGTGTTTCGGTATAACAGACTTAGTCACAGCACTAGTTTGGGATTTAGACTTAAAAGTCTCTGAAACAATTTATACATCATTTGTAGTTGTGACTTTAGGTGCATTTGGAATATCTGAAGCTGGAAAAGCATTCGGAAAATAAAGGAAAATTTAAATGGCAGATGACGAAATAAAAAAGGTTCGACAACAGTTAGTAGACGAACTTAAACAGGCCAAAGATAAAGAAAGAAGCATTCGTGATGAGTTCAATAAAGACTTAGAAGAGTCTACAGTTGGAACAACAAAAGAGTTTAAGAATGTTATTTCTAGTCTAGCTCAAACGAGACCAGAGGCAGCTAAAATTGTTTCTGAGTTTAAAGGTCTATCTGCCGATACATTTAAAGGTGCCGTTCTTAATAGAGACCTTATCAAAGGTATGTCCGCTGCTACTGAAATGGCAGAAAAGGGTTGGAGTAATCTAACCGAAGAACAACAAGATATTCTATCAGAAGTTTTTGGTGGCCAAGTTGCAAGAATGCAAGGTCTTGAAAAAGAAGAAGAGAAGTTTACTAAACTTAGAAGAGACTCATTAATAAGACAAGCAGAAACTCAACAAAAGATTACTGACTTAGATACAGCAATGGCATCTGAAAAAGAATCTGCCCTCGCTGATGCAATGCAAGCCGTTAGAGATGCAGAAAAGAAAGCAGGTGAAAATGAGATTCAAAAATTAGACTTTAGACTTCAAGCAGAACTCACACAAGCCAAAAACGCTCTTGCAGAACAAGAGGCACAACAAGATAAAATCTTAACTGAAAAATTTAGTAAAGAACGAGGCTTCTTAGACCAAGAGATGAAAGGAAGAAGTTTCTTTGTTGAAGAACATGAGAAGTCATTAACATCTATTCATGAACATCAAAAAAGTGCGGCTGAAGAATTAAAAGCTGCTATTGATAAGTCTAAAGAAACTCAAATGGAAGGACTTTCAAACTTCTCTGATGGTCTTAAAGAACTTACAGGTATGGATATCATGGGAGCATTTGATGGTGCAACCAAGAAGTTAAATGCACTAGGTAAAGTTTTTGGTGGAGATGGAGTCTTAGGTGATAAGATTATGGGTAATCTTGGAAGAGTAATGCAAGATGCAGGAAAGGGAATCGGAAAAGCTGCGGGAAGTCTTAAAAAATCTTTAGGTGGAATGCTTAAAGGTGGCATGACGGCTCTTCGAGGTGCATTCACGGCCGTAGGAACTTCACTCGCAGCTGCGGGAACGGCATTGATGACAACACTAACTGCATTCGCTACTGGTGCCGCTGCGTTTATAGGTGGTTTATTAATGACTGCAGGTGGTATGTTATTAGCAGCTGCTCCATATATACTTGCAGGTATAGCTATCGTTGGTTTAGTCTTGGCAGGTATGAAACTGTATGAAGAGTCTGAGAAATTTAAAGCTGCTGTTGATACAGTTATACAATACTTCATAGATATCAAAGATTCAATATTTAAAATCTTTGGCGGATTCTTTGACTTCTTTAAAGGTCTATTTACAGGTGACTTCGACATGATGTTCGGTGGTCTTAAAGATATGTTTGGTGGTATTTGGGATTTAATCAAGGCACCATTCAAGGCAATCGGTGATTTCTTTAAGAATGTCTTTGGTATTGATATTGGTAAATTCATATCAGATATGGCAAAGAAAATTTTACCAGATTGGGCAGTTAGACTAATCTTCGGCAGTGGTGAAGAAGCACCAGAAATGACCGAAGAAGAACAAGAGGCAGGCCAGGAGGGTGCGGAAGAATCAGGACTTTATACTAAAAGAGGTTTAAGAGCATCACTCGTTAACTTAGATATGGTTAAGACTGCACCTACAAATCAATTAGAAGCAATACTTAATGATGATGACATAGCTGCAGAATCATATGAAGCTATTCAAAAAGAATTAGAGAGTAGAAAATCTATTATTGCAGATTATGATGAAGCTAAGGCAGCTATGGATGCAGGTGCTGTAGCTCTTGCAGATGGTACCGACCCAAGTTTAGCTATGGAGTTTACACAAGATGCAATTGCAGAAAGAGGTGGTGCAATAGACGCTGCGACAATAGCAGCTAGACCAGATGATTCAGTTGCCGCTCAAGCAGCTCAACAAATAGTTCAACAGAACAATAATAACTCTTCAACAAATATAATGAATGATACTAGTTCTGCAAGAGACGAGAATGACCGATACTATCAAATGATAGAAGGCGTCGATTACTAATCTAACTTATCGTAATACTTCTCTTTACGAGGAATAACTTTTGTTTTATCTTTATGCACCTGAGTAGATGCATGTGAAGGAGTCTCTTTGCGAGACTTTATTTTAGGTTGAGGTTTACCGAAGATTCGTTCCCACGATTCCGCATATTTCTTTTCGTCTGAGTTTCTTCTTTTAGAACCCTT